AAAAAAAATGAAGTTGTCAATGATAAGGATTACTTGCGAATGGGGTTAGGTTCTGATTCCAATTGCAAGGAAATAGATCCACCTTTTAGGTACTGCTCTTTTCCTGAGAGTATTGAGATGCCAGTTGTGGATCCTATTGTTCGTTCTTCGTTAAAACTTAGTGATATAGATCATTTGTCTGGTCTGTTTGATCCGATTCGACAGAAATATGACTATGATTACTATGAAAAACAGGTGTGGAATGAGCCTGCGGAATTTACATTACAGAATATTATATTACGAATGAATTCTGCTTATCATTGGGCTCTTGGTACAACCAATAAATTGCCACATGCTATTTCTGCAATGTCATCCCTTTACCCTAGGAAGCTTGCAAATGCTGTTTTGAAGAATGTTCGCTCTCCTATACTTCCGACTAAAACTAGAGATGTGTTGTTACATGTTGATGAAGCCATGGATATGATGTATCGAGCTATGAAGATATATCGTTTTAGAACTATCCGAGCTGAGATAAACATGTCTCGCTTTCGTCGTATTTATTTGGGAGCTTCTGATGGAATAAAATCTGGTGATGTTAGTACACATTCGTTGTCTCCTAATATTTCCCTTAAGATTTCTCCTAATGGAAAGAAGATAGAAGAATTTCAAGCTAATTTTAATCTCCTTCTTTGGTCTTTACGAAATAATCAATGTCCAGAAGTTATATTTAATGACATGCCGAAGAATGAGATTTATTTTTCTTGGTCAAAACAGCGTGATCCTGAGAAGTGGGCAGAATTCTTAGATAAGCTTCGTATTTTTGTTATTCCTTCGGGAGTATTCAATCTTATGGAGAATCTTGTTTCCAAAGTTAGAATGATGCTTGAAACTGGTTGGGTTATTCAAATACGTCATAAATGGCCGAAAGGTGGCTTTGATCGACTTGCTAAATGTCTTGGTATAGTTTTTGGTAAGAATGAATGGGCCAAAATCATTAATGAGGGTGATTATAAATCTCTAGATGTTACTATTAAGGAAGTTCTTACGAATTTTTATTTTAGTACTATGTTGATACACGAACAGAAAGGTACTCCCGAGTATGATGTTAAAGAGAGAATATTGAGATGGTTAATAAGTATCCAAGCTACACGAATAGAACGCTTGTTTGCTGATATTTTCGCTCTTCATGAGGGAGGTGTTCCCAGTGGTATGTTCAATACTAGTCATTGCGATAGTTGGGTTACTGCACTACTCTTCTTTCTTTTCCTTGCTCATACTATAAATAAGGCTCGTCCTGAGGATCAGATTGAATTGCAAGAGGTGGCGCTTATGCTTATTTTCTTTATATGTTACGGAGATGATTTGCTCTATAATATGAGTGAGAATAAGATGTGTCAGTCCTATTTTCATATTGATAGATTTGCTTTCTTCCTTAAAGAATTCTTTGATATGGATCTCCGCGATACTAAGCCAGGTTTGTCCTTTATGTCAAAGCAGTTCCAGGGATGGCTCACTCATACTGGTGGTTCTTTTTTGCGTCATTATGCAGTAGAGAATCCCAATAAAGATAATGGTCAGTCGATTTCTCTTCCTTTTCGTGAATCTCGTGAGATCTTGTCTCGTGCTGTCTGGGGTCGTGAGGTAAGGTACCGCGATACCATTGATGTCATGCTTTCCTGTATTGGTCATGCTTGGGGGACTTATGGCTCTAATAAGGACGCCTATACTAGACTAAAATTATTCTTTCTGCATATGGCCAATGCTTTTAAGGGTGATTATCACCGTGAAATGACAGATCGTGTACGTCGTCTTAAGGAGGATTCTGTTCGTAAAATGCGTGTTATGGGTATTACTCCTGATATTGTTTGTGCAGGGTTTCCTTCCTGGGAGCAAATTCAGAGTCATAATATTCTTGACCCTGCATATCAAGATATTGCTGTAGATGATATGTATGACGTTTCTGATCTTATGGATCCTGGGGTATGGTAGACAATTCAGACCGTGGTTGGTCTTTAAATATCACCAATAAATCAGGCTCTTTTTAAGTCCGGCATATGCCGTCTGATTTTCTTACAAGGGGGTGGAGTAGGATACTGTCCGCTTTAGCGAGGTATTTGAGACGCCTTCTTTC